GACCTTCAATAGTTCCGATTTCTGCTGTAGCAACTTCAATAAGACGTGCTGCTGTACCTTGATCTGCCATTTTTATTTATCCCAATCTGTGTCAACTGGTTGTTCTTCTGGCATTGCGCCATCTGGCTTTGCTGCTAGACGTGCTGCCTCTGCATCAATTTCTGCCTCTAATTTTTTATCTGCTTGAGTATTCTTTGCATCTACCTCTTTGTTGGTAATTTGTGCAGCCATAATATCTTTTGCACCATCTCTACCAATTAGAATGCCAGCAAGTGTTCCAGTGATAAATGTTGCAACTGAAGACAAAACATTGAAAAACATTTTATCGTTTTCTGACTGTGCACCAATTGGCTGTGTTACAAAAACAAGTGCATATAAGATACCCATAGTTGTAAATAGTAAGATTGTTCCTAATGTTAGACCAAGAAAAAACTTTAATCTTGCATCTAATTCATCTGAAGTATATTTTTGTTTCATTTTGCTACCTCTCTTGGATCAAAACCATAAATATCATTTATGCATTCTCCATACCCTAAACAAGTTGGTGGGTTGCATGACTCTTTATTCCAGTTTTCTGGATCTTGACACTCATAACGATACTTGTTAGCACATCCAGTCAAGGATAAGGCTAATAGTGATATAACTAGTAGGCTACGAAGGGTTTTCATACCCTCCATTATACTATAATATTACTCTTCGTCTTCACGAATACCAATGGTCATAAACCAGATGGCAATTGATGCTAGGGTTACATATCCTACTACTGTCTTTGCACTACCCTCTAAAACTACCCACGCTACAAAGAAGCCTAGAAATGTAAAGTTTTCACTTAGAATCGCCATGATTCTCTTCTTTAACCAGTTCATTATCTTCTCCTTATCATTGCACTACCAACTATGATTTGTCCAACTAGCACTGCTGCTACAAGGACTTCCTTAGCCGTTTGTCGTTCTTGTGGTGACATATCAGCGCCTATGCTTGCTAAGGCTAATAATACCTCACATTTTTGTTCTTCAGTTAAACCTTCAATAGCCTCATCTGGATCAAAACATCCAGTGATTGCTCCTATCAAAGCAGCAGGAGATTCTAGGGTAAGAAGCGCTGATGCAACTTCTGCTGTGATAACAACAGGGTTGCCATTTAGGTCTGTTCTAACTTCTACTGGAATTTCTGGTGGAAGATCACGATATTCAATACCCGCTGCTGCAATATCTGAAGCAGTTACTGGCTCTCCATCTGCTGCTGTAATTAGAGCATCAGCAACCAATTCTTTTTCTGCTAATGTAAATGTTCCGTCTTGTGTTAGTGCGTCAGATAAATTATTTACTTCATCAGATGTTATTTCTCCATCAGCCATTAATGCATCTAGGACTGCTTCTGCATCTTCTGCAGTTAAGTTACCATCTGCAACTAAATCTTCTACAACTGAAACAATCTCTTCTACTGTTAATGTTTCTTCTTCTGTCGTTTCTTCTTCAACAGACTCCTCTTCAGTTGTTTCTTCTGTGGTTTCTTCTTCAATAGGCTCTTCTGTAGTCTCTTCTTCTGTAGTTTCTTCTTCAACAGGTTCTTCTGTAGATGGCTCTTCTTCTACTGGCTCTTCTTCAATAGGTTCTTCTGCAGGAGGCTCTTCTGCTGGAGGTGCTACTGGTTCTACAACAATGTAAACTGGTGTAGGTGCTGGTATTTCAAGAACAAACTCATCATAACTACTTACAGGACCACTCCAGTTAGCAACAGTAATTGTATAGGTTGCTCCTTGTGTTAAACCAGCAATCTCAAATGTTCCTGGAGCCCCATCTGTATTTAATGTTTGACCAACGTAAGGATTATCAGCATTTTCATCGTCTGTAGTTATAGTGTAAAACCATGTATTTCCTGTGTAGCCTTCAGGCATAGACATTGAAACTGTAGCAATGCTTCCTTCAAATACTATGTCTTCAATAACTGGTGGTGGGGTAGGGATGTAGTTATTAATAGCGTTGGTGAGGTTTGTTGCTCTAGTTGTTAATAGTGTTTGAAGGTTAGCTTTAGTATTATTTGCTGCATTAATACCGTTTTGAATTGTAGAAATAGATGGTATCTGATTAACTAATTGTTGATTACTGCTGTTTACAAGCACAATTGCTGTAATTCTTTGATTAAGTGCTGCTAATTGTTCATTTGCTGCATCTACTGTAGCCTGAATTGCTGAGTTATCAGTTGTATTTGTAGGAACTGTATAATTTCCTTGGCTAATAGATCCTTCAAATTCATTTGTTCCAACAGTATCTTGATCTACAATTGCAATAATTGCTCCTCCTGCAGTTGGTCTATAGTTCCATCTTGTTGAATCAACATGTGGACCAATTCCAGAAACATCTGCTATCCATGCACCAGTTGTAGGGTTTACATCTGCATTAAATCTTAACTGTGTTAATTGAATTGAAGAATCTGTTGTAGGAAATGCACGAAGATCCCAAGCAATATCAAGACTGTTGGCTGTATTGGAATATGTAATTCCAGAACCGTAACTCCATGTAGTCCAATCCATGCCACCTACAGAAACAGAAGGAGCATTTGGTGTATCCCAATAAACATGACCCTCATTTGTTCCAAATGTAATAGTAGCATTAGATCCTACAAAGATAGAGTTATATGTTACCCCTCCCATTTGCATACTAAAAGGTAAAATCATTTGAATTCCAGCATCATCAACACCCTGAAGAACAGTTCTAACTGTAGCAATTGTTGCTTGAAGATTATTAATAGCCTGTTGAGCATTAGATATAGATGCGTTTGCCTGCGAAAATTCAGTTGCTGCTGTATTTACTGCAGTAGTAACTGCCGTTCTAGCAGTTGTGGCTTCTGATAATTCTGATTGAGCAATAATTGTAGAGATAGCATCAATTGCTGTTTGAGCATTTGTTACTGTGCCTTTGGCATCAATAATAACCGTAGAACTTTGATCTATTCCTGTTGCATTTGTTACAACTGTTATTGCATTATTTACCTCAGAAACTGCAGTATTGGCTGTTGATACTTGAGAACCCAACTCTGTGGATGCCTGTTGAGCCTCTTGAGCCTCAGTAATTGCTGTTTGAACTAAAGGTGCAACTGCAGCAGATGCTGCTTCAGACTCTTGAACTTGAGTTGTTGCAGTTCCTAAAGCAATAATTACAGTTTCTTCAGGCGTGTTTGCGTTTGCAACATCTATTGGAAGAAAAACTAAACATATTGATAACAAAATCCCCACTAATCCAGTTTTGATTAGTATTTTTTTAATAATGTTCTCCTGTTTAGTCTGTGGTGTTGACTAATAGGACTATTATATCATTTTATTCAAATTATCTATTAATAATCCAGCTCTTGGGCCATTACACCAAACTGCATGTGAATTTTCTAGTGGTAAATATAAAAGATCTCCTGGATTTAATTCGTATGTTATTCCACCATCTATTTTCCAAAAAGAAGTTCCAACTATTTGCCAATAAAAAATATCGTGTGGATCATGATGATCTGGAACAAATCTGTCAGATAAAGAAATTCTTATACCTTGGTAATGCCAACCTAAATCGCAATCATGTCCACCTTTAAAATAGTATTTGCATTCTTTATTTTCTTTTGATTCATTAAGTTTATAAAGTAGTTCAGATACCCCATTAAATTCTTCAAATATGTTATTTGTTTGTGGAGCTAACCACATTTTATTTTGTATTTGTAAGTTTCCTATATAATCTAACGCTTCTAAATTTTGATATTTTTCTACCTTTTTACGTAAATCTGGATTACTTAATTTAGATTCTTTGTATATGTGTTTTACTATATCTTCCCAGGAAATATCTGGCATTTGGTATTTTTCAAATACTAGGCCGTGTTTATTTTTTTTTGCTTCTTTGATTGAATCAAACATAGTTAAATTATATCATTTTATTGCATAAAAAAGAGGGCTAACTCGTGTTAGCCCCCTAATTTAGAGAAGTTAATTACTTCTTTTTAAAACCAGTTGGACACTTTGGGTTTACCGCTGTGACTTTTTTGGTTGATTTACCTTTAACACATGTAATTGTTTTCTTAGGCAAAAGTCCTGATTGTAGTTGCTCAATCTGCTTTGTAATAGATGCAATAAGTGCTACGATTCCATTAAGAACCTCAGCATTACTAATTGCTCCATCTGCAATCTTGTAAGATACAGTTTTTGCTGAATCAGTTGATACATAAGCTGGAAGATCTACGATCATATTGTATGCACCATTGACATTGCCAACAGTAAACTTATATGTCTTTACTCCTTGAGCAAATGTATCTGCTGATGTTGGAGCAGTAATTGCTGTTAATCCACCACCAGAAATGGCAACACCAGTTCCAACTGTAGAGGTATCGGCAATCTTTGCACCATTAATATCAGTGGCAGAAATTGTAAGTGTAGCAATTTCTCCTGGAACATAAGAGTTTTTATCAAGAGATACTGTGTACTTGTTTACGCCTAGACCACATGCTGCAACAAACTCGTTTGAGTAAATTTCAGATAGATCTGATAATACATGCTTGATTCTTACAATAGAGGAACCAGATGTAGCAGCGCATGTCCAACCACCAGTTTGTACCGCTGTAGCGGATGAAGATCCACCTACAGAAACTGCAGTAATCTGAGAAGTATACTTTGTTGTATCAGCAGTTGGAGTAACTCCAGCCAATTGATTACCAGCAGCATCCTTAACTACAAAGTCATAAGTTCCTGTGCGTGTTCCATTAGATAGTGCAATGTCAGCGCCTGTTACGGAAATTGATGCTGCACGACCTGTAAACGTAATGCTCTTTGTTGAAAGAACTACGCCATTGAATGAAACTGTAATAGTTGTATTAACTGGCTTATTTGCATTAGTTGTTCCTTGCTTTACATAAAGAACTCCACCAACACCAGTTTTTGCTGCTGATGAAACTTCTACTGATGGAGAAGCGTCCCAAGCAAGAATTGCTCCATTAGTTGCAGAAGCCTGTAGAACACCACTTGTTGATAGTGTTGCTGCATATGCATCTTTTGTTAGAACATTTACGTAACCTGTTCCATCATTTACAACTGTGTTAGATCCTGCAACATCAGAACTAGATGCTAGTGTTCCTGCTGTTGATGAATCTTGTACACGAACAAATGAATCTGTTACAGACAAAACGTTTGTCTTTACAGTTGTTCCTGCATAAATTGTCTTGATATCAATTGTAGAAATGGTTGATCCAACCTTTTTCTTTTGAGTTACTGTTACAGTGCCTGCACCGTTAACAGTTAACTTAACATTTGTAGGCAATACAACTGCTGTTGAAGTGTCAGCCGTAAATGTAAATAGCTTACCTAAGTTGGTAAGTGTTACCCCTGTAGGGTTTGATCCTGCTGCTGTGTAATCAGTAAATGTTGCAGGACCAGAAATCTCTAGTGAAAGATTATCTGCTGCTGTAGCAGCCAAAGACTCGCTAGTTGTTAAAACAACAATTGCGTTAACTCCAGCCTCTGCCTTTGTTGTATCTGTCAATACTGTTACTCCACGAGCACCTGCAGCTAACGAACCAGATAGTGCGTATCCGTTCGTTACTGATGCTTGAGCCTGTGGAATTGCAACAAAGAATGTGCTTGCTACTGCTGCAGCCGTAACAAGTGCGATCTTTTTAAATGAATTCATTATTCTCCTTGTTTATTTTATATTATATTTAATTGATCAAGAAAATCCTTTATATCGTCAGGAATTTTCTTGTTATCTAATTCTACCATAGCCCTTTGCTTTTCTGCAAGTTTGGAAGAGGTAGACCATGTATGGATATCAATCTCAAGATTAGTATCCTTTTGTGTATGAGATATTGCTCCAAAAACAGCGCCACACACAGCATCTGCTAAGTCTTTAGATTTTTTTCTAGGGTGATCAACACGATTACCCTTCATTATTTTTAACTCTGACATTTCTTCTAATAATATTGGGATCATTGGGATAGCAACACGCTCTTCATAAATCATCATTGCTAAATCTTCATAGTGTTTCTTTGCAACAGAAACCGTATCTGTTTTAATTCCAACAGCTTTTAGTTCTTGCTGAATATCAAATGATTGCCAACGGTCAAATGAAACAATTCCAATATTAAATCCCAGTCTTCGTAGATTAACAATCCATTGCTTAACTTCTGATAAATTTACTGGACCCTCTGCCTTTGGTTCCCACCAAGCAACTGCATCTACTACAACAATTGGAGCAACCTGCTCGTAGTCTTTAATTACTTGAATGTTTACCCACTTATCTACGTGAGCAATTGCTACTGCACATTTATCGTGCTTTTGTGCAAGGTCTGCGTGTATATAGTATGTTTTATCTGGATCAGGCTTAAAGGATTCTTCAAACCTTCTAAAGCTATCTACTGGGTTTCTTAATGTCATACATTTTTCTAACTTATCTCTTTGCTTAAAGAATGAGTCAGACGAGTAGGTTGGCATACAGGCAAATCTCATCATTGCATCGGCAAGATCTGTATAAAATGAAATCTTAAAGTCTTCTATTTTACGTGTTGGGTTTACTTCCCATGTTGGTTTTTTAAATGCTAATACCTTTGGAATTTTATAAGAAATGATTGTATCTTCATCCCAAGATATTTCAAATTGATTTCCTGGATCATCATGTGGTAAATCTTCATTAATAATAAATGTATGTTTCTTTTCAATTGTTTCTTTTTCAGAAATAACTGCTTCGTATCTTTGAGAAATAAAGTCACCTTGATATCGTGGGAATGAAAGTAAAACAACCTTACCAAGATCAGGGAAACGAGAATCTACGGTACCACGAAATGCTTTATAAATATTTTCTGCAGTCTTACCTTGTTCATTACCAGTTCCTACCTCTGATGCAAAACCAGAAATTTCATCAAGGACAGCCATGAATAAGTTTAAACCCTCATGTGATTCACGTTCTGAGTGTCCAGAATAAACTGTTACAGATTTGTCAAAGTCAATTGAATCTGCCTTAGCATTAAATTTTCCAGCAAACCAAGGGGAGCGTTCAACTTTGCTTTTAAAACCTTTAAAGAAAACATTCTTTGCCTGTTGAGCGTTAATAGCAACGTTAATAATATCAATAGCATCT